ATGGACAGAGAAGCACTCTCCGCCGAGCTGCGCGCACTGGCGGAGACGAAGGCGAAGGATCCGCCCACCAAGACGGGCCGGTTGCGCGCGCTGCTGCCGGAGGTGGAGGCCGCCCTGGCTGCGGGTGCGACCCATGCCGAGGTGGTGGAGAAGCTGCGTGCCTTCGGCCTGGACATGACGGTGGCCGTCTTCGGCAAGACACTGGAGCGCCTGCGCCGTGCCGGGAAAAACGCGCTGCCGTCCCAGCCAGCGATGGCGGATGAGCCAGCACCGATGACGGCGGCGCCAGGCGCGGCGCGCCCGGCCGTGACGGTGCCACCAGGCCCGCGGCCGTGGAACGAGCCGCCACCCGCGCCGACTGACCTGGATCAGCTAATTAAACATGGAAAACAAAGGAGCCAAGAATGAAAGTCCCTCGCGCAAAGAAAGTCGCCACCATTAACTACTCGGGCAACGTCGGCAAGACGATGATCGCCGCGCACATGCTAAAGCCGCGGATGGACGTCGACCGCATCTTTTCATACGACACGGTCAATATCGACGCCTCGGCCGATGGCGTCGATGTCGAGAAAGTGAAGGGCAAGCATTTCCGCTCGATGCTGGAGGAACTGATGCAGGTCGATAACGCGATTATCGATGTCGGCGCCGCCAACGTGGAGGAATTCCTGTTGCGGATGGCGCAGTTCGAGGGTTCGCATGAGGAAATCGACTTTTATGTGGTCCCGGTCGTGCCGGACCGCAAACAGCAGGGCGACACGGTAAATACGATTCGCGCGCTTTCCAAAATGGGCGTGCCGAAATCGAAGATCCGGCTGGTGTTTAACAGGGTGGATGTGGATGAATCCGTCGACGAGGATTTCCACGCGCTGTTCGGCCTGGCGAAAACGGAAAAGTCGTTCGTCCTGAACCCGGATGCAGTGATTTATGCCAGCGAAGTGTTCACGCTCCTGAAACCACTCGGCAAGACGGTGGGTGACATAATGGCCGACCAGACCAACTACCGCGAGCAGCTGCGCCAGTTGACGGACCCGGCCCAGCGGGAAGCCTGCGCGCGCATGATTTCGATTCAGCGCGCGGCGATTCCAACGAACCGCAACCTGGATGCGGTGTTCGCCACCCTGTTCACCTGATATGGGATCGCGCACTACCCGTGACGCCCTGCTCGCTGAAATGCTGGGCGAGATCGACCAGGTGCTGGCGCGCATCGAGGCGCTGCCGCCCCAGGTGGCGACGCTGCAGGCGCGCATGCTCGCCAGCGCAGCCATCCTGGACGCAGCTGGCGAGCGTTACCGGACAGTCGTGCAGGCATTTACCGAGCAGGCCAAGGAACAGGTGAGCAGCTACCTCGAGCGCAGGGCTGGCGAGGTCAGCACCCAGATGCTGGAGCGTCACGACCAGGAGCTGCGCGCGCTGTTGTCCAGGGTGCTGGCGGAGACGGTGACGTCGAGCGCCGTCTACGAGGCGCGGCCACCGCGGTCGCTCTGGCCACGCATCGCTGAAATCGTGTGCGCGGCCAGCCTGGCGGCGCTCCTGACCGGCGGCATCGTCTACTGGCTCGTGCGATAGATAGGGCATAATGCCCTGATCTACCGCAAGCGATAATAGGGCATAACGCCCTATTATGAATGTGATCCCAGCCATCCGGCGGGGTACACAGGAGAGTTTCCATGGCCACTAATTTCCCCGTATCCGCCAGCGGAGCACCGCTGGTCCCGCTGCGCCTGGAGCTGGCGGTGCAAGGCTGGCGCGAGTGCATGCAGGCTGTCGCGCAGGGTTTCGCGTCCCTCGACCGCGGGATCGTGCTCTGCGACATTTGCGGCTGCGAACTGGAGCGCGGCACCGGGCACGCCGTCAACTGCCTGACTCTGCTCGCACGCCGCATGATCGAGATCGACACCGCCCTGCGGCCCGCCGGCCGCGCACGCGAGGTGACGCAACTGCCGCTCAGCGAGGTCAACATCGACGCGATTCACGCAATCCGTGAGGCGACCAGCGCGCCGCTGCCTACGCTTGCCAGCGGCGAACGCTAGACGAACACCCTCCTGCCAGCATGTCGCTGGCAACCATCTACCTACCACCCACCCTGCGAGGACTGACGATCATGACCGACACCCAAAAAAGAGGCGAGATCGCCGCCACCATTACCGCCAACCCTGTCGAGGTGGCTGGCAGCGCAGTGCAAACGCCGAGGTTCAACGAGCAAGTATTCCGCACGATGGTGGCGACCTGGGCGCACAACTTCCCCGACTGGGTGGAGGATGACGCTGTCGCAACGCGCCGTGATGCCTACTGGCGCTCGATCATCGACTATATCGCCACCCATCCCGCCGCCAATGTGGCAGAAATGACCAACCGCGAAATCATGGAGGAGTGGGACCGCCACTACCTGCCGGGCAAAGCGAAGGGCGTGCCGTTCCTGCAAACCGTTGTCGCATTCGCCCGCCACTTCATGCCGCGACCTGCTGCCACCCATCCCGCCGAGCCTGCGGCCGGCACACTGGTAGCGAAGGCCGAGCAGAACGAGACCGTTGCGCAATTCACGGAGAAAAAGGCCGCGGACTTTGCCCGCGAGTTCGGCAGCATGGATACTCAAACTGGCATTCTCATTTTCGCGGACGAAGACCACGCCGACACCTATTCGGAATTGCTCGAACACGCAGCAAAGCGCCGGGCCGCCCCTACCGAGAGCGCCGCGGCACCTGACGAAATTCATGCGTCCTCGCCGCAGGGGAAAGCGATTCTGGCCGTAACGAAAAAAATCATGGAGATCGGTTGCGACCGCCGCCAAAGCGGCGAATACAAGCGCGGATTCAGCGCCGCGCTCGGGGCGGCTTCCAACCTGACAATGAAGATGCTGGCCGCTGTGGGCTACGGGAGCGCAGCGGCACCGGCAGACGAGCATACCCAAGCCGCGCGCGATGTGCTGGCCGAGCGCCGCCGCCAGGTCGAAGCGGAAGGCTGGACGCCCGAGCGCGACGATAACTACCACCAAGGCGAACTGGTGCAAGCCGCAGTCTGCTATATCTGGCCGCTCGGCGCCACATCGGGACAAGCGCGGTGGCCGTGGGAGTGGGCTTGGTTTAAGCCTTCCGACCCGCGCCGCAACCTCGTCAAAGCCGCTGCCCTGATCCTTGCCGACATCGAGCGCCTGGACCGCGCCGCCCGGCCTACAGGGAAAGCCGAACAAGGAGAGAAATCGTGAGCTGCAAATCATCCGGAATGTGCAAGTCGGCAGCGGCTTGCTTTACTATCGGCGGGTGCCTGGAAACGGGGAAAAAGTGGGCGCTCGACCCTACCCCTGCCTCGCAGCCATCCCTGGACCCTGAGCAGGCAAATCTTGAGGCCGCGATGGCGCACCTCCAGAAAGCATTTGACGCATGGTGGACGAGGCCGAACCCTAAAACCGGCGTTGCGCCTTGCAGCTTCATGGTCGACGGTGCAGAGCGCGCCACCTGTGCGGCGTGCGGCGGCAACGACCGTGAAGCGCCTTGCGCCTACCCCGGCGAAGGCAAGCCCGGGTGCCTGCGTGATGCGAGACTGGCAGAGCGCGCCCCGAGCGGCGAAAGCATCGACGCTGACCGCTACAGAACGATGCGCACATTACTGGCTGACAATAACCTGGACTACTACTTCCTTGAAGGTCAGCCAGAGAGCGAAATCGACACATGGGTGGACGCTCGCCGCGCTACCGCAGGCAAGGCCGCACCTGAACGGCCCGACAATTTCGGCGAAGAAGTCACGCGGCTGATCGGGGAAATCCGCAAGCCCTGCTCATTGGCGTGGCGCGACAGCCTAGTCGAAGAACTGATCGATCTGATCGACCCGGCACCCGAAGGCGTCAAGCCAGCCGCACCCGAGGGAGCATGAGCTATGCATGCCAGTTCTGCTTCGGCACCGATGGGCACAGCGAGCCTGTTGAAACGGGCGACCTGGAGAGCGAAGACGGCTGGGAAGTCTGGTTCTGCTGCCATCCATGCCGCGATGCAGGCCAGCCGTGCGAGACATTCCACCCATTCACGAAAGCGGAAACGCCGGTAGGCGGAGAAGGGGCAGAACCATGAAACTTACCAAGGCACAGCGCGCCGCCCTGCGTGCGATGTTCGACGGGCGTTGCGCGTATTGCGGCGCCGAGCTGGGCGTTCTGTGGCATGCAGATCACGTTGAACCATGCGAGCGGAAGCTGACCTACGACCGGAAGAGTCATCGCCTGGTTGCTACTGGCGAGTTTCACAAGCCGGAGAGCAACCGGATCGACAACTTCATGCCCTCCTGCCCGCCCTGCAACATCGACAAGCACGCGATGCCGTTGGAAGCCTGGCGCGAGAAGCTGGCGCGCACGCTAGACGTACTCAGACGAAACAACCCAACCTACCGGCACGCCCTGCGCTTTGGGATGCTGGAAGAAAAGCCGGCGCCGATCGTATTCCATTTCGAGCGCGTGCGCCAAGAAGGCGACAGCATGAGCGCGAACAACGGCGCCGCTATCACGGCTATCGAATCCGAAACCAAGGGAGTCTCTCATGCACGCTAAAAAACGGCTGGTGATTATTGCGGTAATGGCGGCCCTGCTCGGGCTGCTCCAGTGGGCGTGGCTGACCGCCACCGCCAGGGCGACACTGCTTTGGATCGGCGACTATGCCGACGCCCGCCCTGAGGTAATCACCGTTCGCGCCACGTTGGCCGTACTGGCGCTTGTGTATCTCGGCCTGCTGGTCTGGCTGGTGGCGTTCCGTGGCAGGGGCGCCCATGGCCATCACACTGATTCGTCGCCGACAGGCGCAGAAAGGACCCCATGATCTACTGCCAATGCGGCAAGCGCATGACTTGCCTGGAAACCCGCCCGGCCGACAAGGGTGTGCGCCGCCGCTATAAATGCGACTGTGGCAAGCGTGCCACGACGCAGGAAACGGTGATCGCCTTCGATGCGGCCCCGCTCGCAGGCGGGAACCCCGGCGCCGCGCGCGCCACCCAGCCGGCCACCGGCAAACATACCACCAGGAGCGCGGCATGAACCTGGCACCGAAAGAACGGCCGATCCCGTTCACCGCGCCCATGGTGCGCGCGCTGCTGGCCGGCAGCAAGACGCAGACCCGGCGCCTGATAAAACCGCACCGGAGCGACGATGCGTTCGCGTTGCTCGACCACGGCGACGGCTGGTGGCCGTACCGCAGCGAAGACGGCGAAAGTGCGAACGTCGACAACATGGAATATCCGCTCAACTCCCCCTACGGCCAGGCTGGCGACCGCCTGTGGGTGCGCGAGACGCACCGGCCGATCTTCGGCCAGAGCTGCGGCCTGATTGGCGTCGACTACCAGGCCGACCCGCGCGAGAAGTGGGCGCGGCTGGGCGACGAGATCGGCGCGCCGGTGAAGTGGATCCCGCCGATGTTCATGCGCCGCGAATACAGCCGCCTCCTGCTGGAGGTGGCCAGCGTGCGCGCCGAGCGGCTGCAGGACATCCGCGAGGCAGACGCGATCGCCGAAGGCATTCATAAGCAGCCCGCCGGCTGGCATTCGGTGCCCGGCATTAACGGCTCCGGCACCACGGCGCGAGCAGCCTACGCGATGCTCTGGAACCACATCCACGGCGCCGGCAGTTGGGATGCTAACCCATGGGTTTGGGTGGTCACGTTCAAGCCCGGGATGGGGCCGGCACGCGGAAGGGATGGCGCGTGACCCTGCCCGCGCCGGAATCCATGCAGCTGTACGCCAGCGGCGCCTACAAGGCGCCGACACCCGACGACGTTCGCGTAGTGGTGAAGCTTCTCGGCATGACCGCCAACCAGGTGGCGGAACTGGTCGGCGCGGCGAACGGGCGCACGGTGCGCCGCTGGCTGGCCGCCCCAACGACGAAAACCCACGCCACCATCGACTACCCAGCCTGGCGGCTGCTGCTGCTCGAGGCCGGGCTGGTACGCCCGCCGAAACGCCCGTCGCAACCCCGCAAAAACATGAGGTAGCGTAAACGGGAGTAGGGCATTGTGCCCTATAATCAGTTCAGCAGTAAGGACAAGGAATCCGGCCTGGCGGTCCCAGGACGATCAAGGAGGAATCACACCATGGCATCAGTTAACAAGGTCATCATCGTCGGCAACCTCGGCCGCGATCCGGAAATCCGCTACATGCCGAGCGGCGACGCCATCGCGAACATCGCGGTCGCCACCTCGTTCAAGTCGAAGGACAAGAACACCGGCGAGCAGAAAGAGCTGACCGAATGGCACCGCATTTCCTTCTTCGGCCGCTTGGCCGAGATCGTCGGCCAGTACCTGAAAAAAGGGTCGTCGGTCTACGTCGAGGGCCGCCTGCAGACCCGCAAGTACACGGATAAAGACGGCATCGAGCGCTACGCAACCGACATCGTCGCCGAGAACATGCAGATGCTGGGCGGCCGTCCTGGCGACGCTGGAGCCGATGGCTACGCCGCCCCGGCCAGCCACCCGACCGCCCCGGCGCCCGCCGCCCGCCCGCAGCAGCGCCCGGCGCCGAACCTGGCGGATCTGGACGATGACATCCCGTTCTAATTCTGACCTGCCTTGAAGGAAGCGACCATGCTAAACATGACACAGGAAACCGCCGACCGGGTGCTGGCCCTGATCGACAACCTGACCGAAACGATCTGGTACGTGAGCAAGGCGCAAAGCCTTGAGCGCGCGTGCGAGTTCACGGCGCGGGCCACTAGCGAGCGCGGCCACCTGGCCGGCATGAGCTTCACGCCGACCCCCGCCCTGAAGCCGGGGGAGGTCGGCTATTCGATCCACGACGCCACCGACCTGCCGCCGCCTTTGCATGGCGAGCGCGAAGAGCTGGACATGGTGCGCGGCGCGCCCTTGATCCGCAGGTTCCGCCAGATCGGCTAGACGCGCTGGCAGCAGCGCCGGGAGGCGCGCTTAGCAACACGCCTCCCGCTTCACTCCAGGCCGAGTTCCACCCGCCACGCCATGCAAGCCGCTTTGGGGCCGATCACGAAATTGGCGCCAACACTGGACGCCAGCCGCGCATCCACAATCCACTCCTTGCCGTGCTCCTCGAGCCGTTGCCAGACGCCCACCAGGGCGCAGAACTCATCAACCGGCACCGCGCCGGTGATGACCACGCAGCCACGCAAGCGCGCCACGCTGTAGACGCCACTCATGCGCAGCCGTGCGCCACGACCGCGAAGCGGCCGTAGGCGTCCTGCAGGTAGCCGTTGAGCGCCTTCAGGTCCTGGAAGTGCGCGTGCAGCTTGGCCAGAACCTCGGCGCGCGAGACGCCGGTGGACTGGCCCACCGTGGTCAACATGAACAGGTCGGCAGTATCCTCGTAGCTCATGGTGCCGTCGAGGATCTTGGCCAGCAGCGCGGCTAGTTGGTCCTCGGTATTCATCCCGGCACCCCTACCATGGATGCAGGTGGCCGCGGCAGCTCTATACCGACCGGGCGCCACAGGTGCAGGCAATACGGGTGGTTGTTCACGTAGTCGGACTTTGGCGGGTGGTACTGCACCACGGTGTCCTCTGGCGACCAGAACAAGTCCTTGACCAGGCACATCTCCGCCCAGCTCGGGCAGCGGTCCGGCCGCGACACGCTGACGTGCTCCCATGCAGGGCCGCCGGGCATGCCTTCGTCGGACGCGATCACGCGCAGCGGCATGGCGCCACCGCGTTGCGGGATGAGGAACGCGCCGTTATTGCCGAGCGCGTCCTTGCTCCCGAACTTGCCGATACGGACGCGATGCTTGTTGGGCACCTGGAACGTCATGTTGCCTCCTTGTCTGCGACGGGCGCAGGCAGCGTGCCCAAGTGGAAGTAGCCGGCAGCGGCCTGTGCAGCCTGGCGGCGGGTCATGTGTGGCGGATCCTCCTCAGTGCCGCCATAGCAGGAGCAAAGGCCGCGCTGGTGCCCCACGGAGCCAAGCACCGAGCGCAGGCCGCACTCGTAATGGACGTGGCCGGGTTCGATCGACTCGCCCGGAGCGAACGCTTCGGCGCACCAGGAGCAGAGGGCGGCGCTCATAGCCACGTCTCCACGATGACCGGGTCATCCTCCGGTTGGCGCGCCCTGCAGACGAGGACATAGTCGGTAGCGTGCTGCACGTCCGCGCGCAGCTGGTCGAGGGTGGCGGCCGTCAGGACGGGCGCCTCCGCGACCGGCTTCCCGGTGATCATGTGCCACAGCCTTGCAACGAACACGTCAGGGTAGTCGGCCGGGTGATCGTAGATCGTCCATAGCGACGTGTCGTGCGCGGTGACACGCAGGGGATTAGTCAGCATGCGGTTCTCCTGGTTCCATCGGCGCCGTCAATGCAGCGGCCCGCGCGCTTCGGGCGCGCCCTGTTCCACGGCTACGACCGAGGCCGGATCGATGGCCTCCGCCTCGGCCCAGGCATCGAACTCCGCGTGGTTCTTGAAGCGCTTGGCGATCAGCACCTGCGTCATGGCACTGTCAATGATCATTCGCAGGACCGCGTCGGCCTCTGCCTGGTCCCCGGTTTTCAGCGCGGACAGGCTGCGCAGCGAGAGCGCGGCAGCGAACGCAATGTCCTTCCAGCTCAGACCGAACTGCCCGAAATGGGCTTCGGCCTCAAGATGCATGCGAGTCAGCGAAGCGGCCAGCTCCCGAACCCGGTCCACCCGGGTCTCATCGTCGTTCGACGCGCCGGGCTCGCCACCTGCGTCCGCCGCCGCCTCGTCGCCAGGCACGTAATTCAGGCCATGCGTGAACTGGTGCAAGCGCGCGGCCCGCGCTTCACCAGCCGGCCGGCCGGCCTCAATGTCGGTGTCGATTATCTGCTTGGCGAACAAGCCGAGCAAGCTGAGTACCAGGGCAGGCTCCAGCGCGAGCTGGTTGGCCAGGCTGGACACGGCTGTCAGGAACTCGTGCGCTAGTTCCACCGTGGTGTGGGGGGTGTGTTGAGAGGTCATGCTGGTCGTCCATCGTCGTCAAGGGTAATAGGCTCGGAGTCGGCAAAATTGAAGGCCGGCGACATCAGCCCGTCCAGCTCCCCGGCCAGGTCCCCGAGGAAGCACAGGCGCGCGCCAGGCGGCGCCTCCAGCACGGCGTCGATGATCTTGTCACGCAGCGGCGTGCGCCCGACGATTAACTGCTGGATGACAGGGATCGGCGGGACCGCCGGGTGATCGTCCATGCAGGACGGCAAGCGCATCAGCGCCTCGAAGGCGGCCAGCCCGACCGGCGTGAACTCCGGGTCGGCGGCGATGCGCCCGCCGGACCAGCAACACAGCACGCGCCGCACGCGATCACCGCGCGAGGCTGTCGTCTGGAACACGCAGAAGGAATGGACGGCACCCTCGGGCGGCGGACCCAACGCGCGCGCGGTCGCCTCGCTGCAACGGGCGCCGATAATCAGGCGCGACACGATCATGGCGTCGCTCATTGGTGTTGGACTCCTCTTTTTGCCGGACGCGCTACCACGCCTCCGGTCGTTGACATGCCATTGCCGATCTGCTCAAGCATGGTCCTCCTCCCACTTTCCCTGCCAGGCAAGGCGCAGGGGCGGAATGTGCCACGCCGCACACATGGCTACCAGGAGCAGGGACACCACGGCAAACCGCCACTCGCCGTCAAGGGCGCAGCGCACGGCACTGGTGGCATTGCTCACGCCGGTAACGGCTTGCAGCGACCACCACGCCAGCGGATGCCCCGGTAAAGCTACCGAGAACCGCGGGAGTGGATGGTGCGTCGCACCGGCCAGGCGCGCTACTTCTCCCAGGCACGCATCGGCCTGATGCAGCAGGCGGCGGATGCGCCCGGCATCGCGCATGCGCAGCAGGATGAAGCGGCGCGGGTCCGACAAGCGCCGCGCCTCGGCTGCCAAGCGATCGCCTTCGTCCAGCAGGCGGATGACATGCGCCACGCGCTCAGCCATCGCTTCCACTTGCGCCGTGACGGTGGTTTCCGGCTCGCTCATGCGACCCCTTTATGCGGCCAGGGCGGCGACGCCGGCCTGTGGCACGGCCTGCCGATCGTTCAGCAGGCCGGTAACGACCCGGCGAATATCACTCAAGGCGCCATTAACGGGCGTGTACTGCTCGGCCGTGATCAGCTTGCGCACCTGGTCGCGCAGCGGGTGGCTGCAGAAGCGGGTCATGAGGATCACGCGGTCGCAGTTCTTGACGGAATCGGCCTCCTTCTTGCTGTCGATCCAGCGGAACTCAACGGTCGGGAAATCGTGCGCGAGCGTGCTGACGATATTGCCCTTGCGCCCGCCGACCAGCCCGAGACGCAGGCGCCGCTCTGGCGCGGCCTTGGCCGCAGCGGGCGCGGCGCCCGGCTGGGCTGGTGCCGCCCTGAGCGCAACCGCCGGCGCGACCGGTGCCGCCACGCGTGGCGCCTCGTCTGGTGCCGGTGGCGCGAGCAAGGCGCGGTCGATCATCTCGGCGATCATCGGCGCCAGGCGCGCGGTCAGCATGCCAATCATCTGGTCGACCAGTGGCGCGAACGCCGCCTCCCAGGGATTGCGCGCTGCCGGTGCGGGCTCGACCAGCGGCAAGGCCGGGGGCGCGGGCGCCACTGCCAGCGGCAACGGGGCCGGGAGCGGCATGGGTTCAGGGGCGGGCGCGGGAGCAGGTGCGCCCTGTACTGCGGCGCCCTGCGCCGGCGATGCTGCCTTGCTGAGAGCGCGCCTGGCGTCATCCTCGGCCTTGGCCAGCACCGCCTGCTCGACTTCGCAGGCAGCGCGGTTGCGCTTGATCTCGCGGAACGCGTCCTGCAGCGCCGGCCGTAGCGTGGAGAACGAGGCAACCTTGATGTGCCGGATCTGGCGCGCGACCGGCAAGATGCGCTGGGCGAAGGCGACGTCGTTAGAGGTCAGGCCTGGCAGCTTGTCGTTCTCGGGGTAGTTGCTTTGCGGGTAGGTGCGGTCGATTTCGGTGGCGATCGCCAGCCATTCATTGCGGTCCCAGGTCAGGGCGGCGAACGGTTCGGGCGCCGATTCGTCCTTCGCGGCCTGGCCAGCCGGCGGCGCGATCGGGCGGCCCTTGTCATCGAGCTTGAGCGGCGAAGGCGGTTCGGCAGGGGGCGGGGCGCGGTGGAAACGGGCGTCCGCGCCGGGGCCGGGGTTCGCCTGCTCGCGCAACCGGGCGAACGCTTCGAGCAGCTTCTTGCGTGGGGCGCCGAGCGCGACGAAGTGGCGCGGGCGCCGCATCTGCGCCGCCGCGTTGTTCAGGTCGCGCGTCGTCAGCGTGGCCAGGTCAGGCGACTGCAGGTAACGGACGGTCGGGTTGTCCTCGTGCAGCAGAGTGGCGAAGTCCTCCCATTCCTGGTCATCCCAAAAGACGTGCGGCTTTACGTTTTGTTCCATAAAAACACCTCAAAAAAAATACGGGGAAAGCCAATGACATAGTGGATGTACTCTCGCGCCTGTCTCTGCGGGCTCTTGCTGCCTACGCCTTCTCGGGCGGTACAGTAGCCTGCCGCCCGGCAAGTAGGCGCTTCAACAGGGCGCCGCTCAGGCGGCTCGCTTGCGTATATTCATGGGTGGCGATCGAGCGCACCAACTCGTGGCCCGCCGCCGCTTCGCCCCAGGTGCGATAGCGCTCGACCACGTCGACGCCGTCAGGCCCGAACAGCGCGGTCTCAAACAGCAAGGGATCGCCGCTCTTCGAAAAATTATGGTCCAGGGCCAGAAAGACCGTCGACACCGCGTACTGGCCGTCACCATAGTGGTCGACGGCCACGGTCCGCTCGGCGTCATCGAACCATATCGCCCACGCCAGCACATTGAAGCAGGGGATCGGCAGCCGGTCCGGGCTCAGGGTATAGTAGCGCGTCATGACACCGGCCTGTCCTCGTGGAACCTGTTGCAGCGCCCGCAATAGAGGAACTTGACGTCGTTGCGGTTCCACGAAGTGGCCCCGCACACGTCGCAGCGGATTGCCTGGCCACCGGCGACGATGGTGTAGGTCATCACCGTGCCAGCCCCTGCGGGAAGAATGCGCGGACGTCCGCGAACTTCGCTTCCATGACCGACCCGAAGGCCTGCGCATAGTGGAGATCGAACTGCATGGTGTCGATGCGCGGCACCCGGATCGACTCGCCCGGCACGATCTCGCACAGAGTATTGTCGCGGTCGATGTGAACATGCACCCGGCAGGCGAACGGGCGCTGCGCATAGATACCACACAAGCCATTGGACAGGAAAGTGCAGGACACGCCCTTATGCGGCGATGCTTCGGCGTCCTCGCCGCTGAACCACTGCGCCGGCTGCGCCAGGCGGGCCCCGGTCTCGGCTGCAATGACCGCCGCTTCCTCGGCGATGATCAGGGTGGGCATGTGACAGCACCTGGAACAGCCGCGCGAGCAGGGCACCAGCCCACGCGCGGCGCTGGCCAGTTCGTCTGCCATGCGGCGCACCATGTCGACCTTGCCGGCGGCGCCGTGCATGCGCCGCGCCATCTGGCCAAACACCCCGACGCGCTGGAAGTCGACGCGGGCGATGATCTTCTCGCCGGTCTGGCGCGCATGCGCCTCCATCGCGGGGTCACATTCACGCTGGCGGATCTTGGCAAGGTTGCTCACCCGGCGCTCCTGCGGGCGCGCATGGCGAGCGTCGTGGCACGCACGGTGCGCAGCAGCACCGTGCTGGTGTCAGCATCGAGCGCTGCCAGATCGGCCGCCGCCAGCCGTACCGGGATCAGCTCGTCATCGAAGCGCAGGATGGCGGCGCAATGAATGCAGACGGTGAGATCGCCCGGACGCGGCGCCGTGGCGTCAAGCTTGTCTTCCACGTTGGTAGCACACCTCAGCGCAACCTGGCAGAGCGGGCATGCCGCCTGCGGCATCGTGTGGGTAGCGCGATTCATGCTGGCCAATCGGCTTAGTGGGACGGAGCTGTTGCAGCCCCCGAGGACAGCTGCGCCGCCTTGAACCACAGAGGGACCCGCCCGCGCCCATTCCAGCACTTGCCATCCGGGCCGTGATGGAGCACGGTGGAAGCCCGCATCTTCCGGGGCGCGCTTCCCGCAGCTCTATTCGGCTGGGTTGGCAGGCTGGCGAGGACCACTGCGGCGTCGACGCTACAGCTCTCCAGCACGCGCCGTATTGCCTCGCGCGCTTCCCTGATTTCCTGCGCTGCGTTCGCGCTGATCTCGCGCTCGATCGCGGTGATACGCTGCCTGCAATTCCTCTCAAGCGCTGCAGCATCTTCCTTGTATCGTCGCTCAAGGTTGGCAAGCTCTGTCTTCAGTTCTGTGCGCAGCGCCTGAATCTGCGACTGGCGTTCAAAGTTGTTCAGCATGGCAGTCCTTGTCCGGTAAATTGCGCTCACGAACGTGATTCTAACAACATTTTGAGATTTCGCAATACATCGCCGCCGTAATTATCCACTGCGCATTAAAGCCAAACAAAGTTTGTAAAATTAGCCCAGCGTCGCTTCACATAACAAACGCGCAAACATACGATTGTCACAAATACTCACCCAGCGTGAGCCTGTCACTTAGCAGGCAACCATCCAATTCGGGGGAATAGAATTAAGCTGCATTACGGGTCCCCGGCAATCCCCGACTAACGTTGAGTAACGTCGCCTTTAAATATTAACCTTCAACTCGCAGGCAAAAAAAAGCAGGCGTGACGATTTGCGAAGCAAATCGGTCGCAACCCAAGCGGGAGCGCGGGCAGGTGTCGCGTTGGCGTGTCCGGGGTTGTCTCGTTCCGCTCGCCGCGCGTCAGCAGGCGGGGAGCGCTCTCGTTAACTAAGGTTTACTATAGTTAGGGGTTCTGGGAGAACCCTATTGCCAACCATGATAGGGCTCAGCCAGAACCCGATTGCCGGCCGATAGGGCTCCCCCTGGACCCTTTCGAGCCACCCTATTGCTGGAATTGGCCATGCTCATCCGGGTCATGAATCACCACGATCTCGGCCGATTGCTGGGCGGCTTGCCTGATGATCGACTTGATCTCGTCCCTTGTAGCCTCATCGGTCGCCCTGGACATATCGATATTCACCTGCGTGCCATTGCCGTTATTCACGTTCACGGTCAGGTGCTGGATACTCACAATCTTGGCGCCATTAAAATCACCCGTCACGAGCACGTTCTTAATCTCGGCCACCGACTCCTGCACGCTGCTTGGTAAATAATCCCAGGTGGCTACTGCGGTCGGGCGGCCGTGCGCGTCCTGGATAACGACTTTCTCGCGCAAGGTGTAATGGTTTTGCCGACCCTTCTTCGTCACCGACAAATAGCCGAGCTTTGCGAGATCGACCAGCACCCGCTTTACCTGCGACCTGGAGACGCCGGTGACGTCCATCAGGGTTTCGATCTTGGGGAAGGATTCGCCGGACCTGAAATTGGTGTATGACTTGATCGCGCTGTAGACGGTGAACGCATACGGCCCGATCTTCTTCACGTCGCCACTGGTGAACATCGTGCGGAAGGTGTGGAACCAGGTCGTTTCAGCGTTGAGCTGGTCTTCTTGACGGCTAGGCATCGCAGGCTTTCGGGTGTAGAAACCCGGAATTATAGCCTTGGCCCTCACAGACCCACAACAGGGCTCTGGCAGGACCATTGGCAGCACGGCGCGTTACCTGACGGGAATGCTGTTCTTGCATTCTCACCGATACCCACCAACAGGGTCCTGCCAGAACCCTATCGGGCGCCCCGCAGTCGAATCCGCAGGAAAATCATCCACGAAGTCAAGTCGCCGCTTATTTTTCCGCGCCTGTTTGCGACAACAGGGTTCCACCAGGACCCTATTCGTATTGCTAGGTAGGGCGCCGTGATAAGACCGCGTGGCCTGCCCGATATTGCCCGCGGCCTGGCGGTGCGGCAACAGGGCTCCGCCAGAACCCTATTTGCATACCCGGCCTGTCTAGTTCTCCACCAGCACCGCGTGCTGACGGTGGATCTCGCCCACGATATGGTCGAGATAGCGACGTGCCGCTTCCACCTTGGCGACGATCTTCGCCTCCAGCTCGAGGTCACGCTGGTAGCGCACGAGCGTCACGCGCAGGCATTCATCGACGTTGTCAACGTAGTGCAAATCCGCCTGCTCGTAGCGGATCAGCTCATCTGGCGTATTGACCAGGCAGTAGGCTACTTCCCACTCGGGCACGTCCCAGAGCCGCATATACCCCCGCATTTGCCACTCATAGAGCTTGTCGGCGCCAGCTGCGGCCGTGGCCGGGAAGGTGGCCTTCGACCAGGACGATTTGATGTCGATCCCCTTTACGCCGGGAACGATGATGTCGCACTCGCCGGTGATGTATGCATCGGTCAGGCGCGCGGTGTTCTTCCTGTAATCGGTAAAGAATACGGCGTTGTACAGCGCGATAGCCTGGTCCTCGACCAACAGGCCCTTCTCCATGTACTTGGTGCTGACGACTTCGTGAAAGCCATAGACATATTCCTTGGCCAGGCTCTCGATGAAGGTCTTGGCACCAGCCGACAAACTCTTGTCTTTCGCCGCCTGCAGCAGCGCCTTCTCGTCGTCGGTGCGCACCTTCTTCTTCTGGATCGCGGCGATCTCGTCGGTGACATATTGGTCATCGATCGACTGCGCATCGGTCATGATAAGGCCCAGCGAGGAGCAGCGGAAGTGGAAATCAGGCATGGGGCAGGGCCTCCTCGAATGCGGCTACCTGGGCGCGCTGGGGCGGGGTCAGCCTGAAACCGGCGCGCAGCTTGGCTAGCGTGTAGCTGCCGGCCGCCACCTGCTCGAGCGCCCGCGCCAGGCGCGCCGCGCTAATGCCTTTCTTCGATGGTGCCGGCACCGCCGGACGGATACGCAGGCACTCCACCAGCTCGCCGTCCAGGCGCGCCGTGCTGGCGTACAGCGTGAGTCGCTTGCCGGCCCATTGCTCGATATACGGGCCATAGAGCTGCTGGATCGACCTGGAGTTGGTGGCGTTGAGGATCATCGGCTTGTGCCCCTTGAGGTACATGACCGTGTGGGACTCCTGCTTGCCGGCCAGCGTGATTTCCTCGCGCTGCACGCGCTCGATCGTTACGGTCAGGTCGGCCCCGTTCGGCAGGGCATAGGCGCCGATATAGTGCGGGTCGACCAGTTGCCGCCAGTGGGTGAGTTTCGTGCCGGTCATGGGTCAGGCGGCCCCGCCGACCCGTGCGCGCGCGGCGGCCCACGCCGTGTCACGGTCCGCCTTCTCGGCCTGCAGGCAGGCTATCGCAGCCTTGCACAGGGCGTAGAAAATCGCGTCGTCGCGGCTGGGGAAATCGGCGATGGCGGCGATGACAGGCGTACCGCGGCGCGCGGCCACGGCCACCGTGGTCTCGCCCTGCTGGAGGTTCAGGTGGCAGCGCGCGACCAGCTCGCCGGCACCGGACCAGTAACGGCGCCAGCGCGGCAGGAAGTGGCGGGCCAGGCGCGCCATGGTGCCGGCTTCGCCGGGGTGGCTGCCCCACAGCCAGAAGTTGGGCACCAGTTGGGCGGGCCGCTCGATGTGCCCGTAGCCCAGCAGGCGGGCTAACGCGACCTCGTCCTCGAGGATCTCGCGCAGGTAGTCGGACGGGGTGGCGGCGGTAGCGGGTTCGGGCATGGTGCTCTCTTGATGGCCTGCGGCCTGGAATGGGCCGGATGCGCCCGGTCGCAGGATCAGGCAGGACACGCGGCTGCTGCCCAAAATCCTCACGTAAGTGAGGGTGGGAGTCAAGATTGTCGAGCACATACGAATGCGCGCGCACGGTTGCGCCCGGCGTGGGACCAACGCGGCAGGGGGTGGAAGTTTGATCTAGCGCAATGTTGGGACGCTTACCGGACAGCAACGTGGCGCAAGTCCCGCCGACATAGTAGGATCAATCCTACACCGCAGTATTGACGGCGGAACAGTCCCGGTGTTGTCCGCTGGCCTCTTTAACCCTCCGCGCAAGCCGGGAGAGCAACGCATGAACGTGATCCAGAACCACCATAGCGCGGCAAGCACGCCTGACAGGGACGACGAACTGCAGGCGGTCATCGCTGCGATCGCGCCACAGTACCGGCACATGGTGGTGGCGCTCGCGCGCGAGCTGAGCGCGCGCCACCCGAACCAGCCGGCGCCGCGCGCGCTGCGCCTGGTGCAGGCTTAAGCGCTCAGACGATGGGGGATGGCGGCGCTCGACGCAACCGCGAACGCGCTCTCGATCAGGGAGCGGTGCGCCGCATCGGCGCCATGCCAGATCGCCAGCCATGCGAGCACCATGCGGATCTCCTGCGCGCTGCCGCTGGCCTGGCTCAACTGGCCAGGATCGACCTGTGCTGGGGCGTCGACGTCCGCCGCCGCGCTGCCCTCGCCCGTTGCCAGCCAGTGTGGGTTGACCTGCAGGGCATTGGCCACGGCCGTCAGCTTGCGGATCGAGTGGCGTATGCCGGTCTCGACATTGCCGATCACGCTTTCCGACACACCGGCACGGACCGACAGTTCTTTCTGGGAGTACCCCCGTTTGTGGCGCGCCTGGCGGCAGCGGTCGCCAATGGTCTCGGTGTGTGGCATGGCTTGGTCCGGTGAAATAGTCATCAGTGGTGCTGCAATGATGTACGGCAACAACAACTTTCTTTGCCAATGATACGTGAGGAATGCTTGCGTTGGTGGCTCACATATGTGAGGATTGTACTGTATGGACGACCTGCAAACAATTGTACGAACCCTCCTGGCAACACGCAGGCAAGAGGACCTGGCCGGCATGGTGCCGTGCTCGACCAGTACGATCGCGATGCTGGCCACCGGCGCGCGCGGCAAGCAGACCTCGTACCTGATCGAAAGCCGCCTGCGCGAACTGGCGCGGCAGCTGCGTACTGCCGACACCACCCCGGCCGTTTAACCCACCGCGAGACCAGCATGACCGACGACCCAGCCGCGCCAGTCTTCGCCAACTTCGCTGCACGCTGCTCGAGCCGCGGTCGGCACACCAGCAAGGCCACGGCCAGGAAGCAGGAAGCGCTCGAGCGCGTGCTGGCCTATATCGTGGCGCACCCCGGCTGCGCCGCTGCCAGGATCGGTGCCGCCCTCGGTCTGCCGATGACCACCCTGAACGGCTACACGCTGGCCCTGCGCGCGACCGGCAAGGTCGTGGCGATCAAGCACCGCGCGAACATCTACGGATCGGGACCGGACACCTACCAGCCGGCCCCGGCATCGGGCGCTGCCCCGGCGGCCAACCCGGCGCCGTTTCGCAAGAAGGACGCGCGGACGGTGCTCAAGCCGGCGCCGCCGGTGCAGCGCATGGACCTGGTGGCGGCCCTGTTCGGGCCGGCCGGGAAGGGCTCGCCATGACGGAAGCGGCGACATGATTACGTTCGGGTCTGTTTGCTCCGGTATCGACGCGGCCAGCGTCGCATGGAACCCGCTCGGCTGGAAGGGTGTGTGGGCGTCCGAGATCGAACCGTTCCCCTGCGCACTGCTGGCCTACCACTATCCTGATATGCCGAACCTGGGCAACATGCTGGATATCCCGCGACTGCTGCGCAACGGCACCCTGTTCGCTCCCGACGTGTTCACTGGTGGCACCCCCTGCCAGGCGTTTTCCATCGCCGGCCTGCGCAATTCGCTCAACGATGCGCGCGGCAACCTTTCCATGACCTTCTGCGAGATCGCCGATGAAATCGACATCCAACGAGCAGCAAATGGACTTCCTCCTTGCGTCATCAAATGGGAGAACGTCCCCGGCGTACTCACCACCAAAGATAACGCGTTCGGCTGCTTTCTCGCGGGACTGGCAGGTGAGGATGAAGCACTGGTGCCCGAGCCTTGCCCCGCTGCTGGCAAGTCTGGACGCTACTGGAAGTGGGACAAGAAGACCGGCCAGCACGCACTCGGTTGGCCGAAGTCTGGTGTTGTCATTGGACCCCAGCGAGCAGTCGCATGGCGGATCCTCGATGCCCAATATTTCGGAGTGGCCCAACGACGCAAGCGTGTGTTCGTTGTCGCAAGTGCTCGAGCGGGGTTCGATCCCGCGGCGGTACTTTTTGAGTTCGACGGCGTGCGCCGGGATACTGCGCCGCGCCGACAAACGGGGCAAGACGCTCCCGCCGGCACTCTACGAAGCACTGATGGAGGTAGCGACGTCGACCACGCACGAGGCGGACACCTTCAGCCCGTCGCCTACGGAGGAAACAACCAGTCCGGCCCTATTGACGTAGCGACCGCGCGCAACGCATGCAGCAGCGGCAGCGGCAGGCTCGATTTTGAGAGCGAAACCTTCCTGGTGCAACCTGTCGCCGCCACCCTGGACGCCAGCTATGGCCGCCTGCAGGGATGCAGCGGCCAAGACATGACGCACAACCATAGCCACCTGATTCCGACCAGCTACGCCATCCAGGCCGGCGCGCTGCGCACCAACCCGGCCAGCGGCCCGGACGGCGTCGGCGTGCAGGAATACATCGCCTATACGCTGGAAGCACGCGCCGAAGTGCAGGCGGTCGCGTTCAGTTGCAAGGACTACGGCGCCGATGCATCGGTGGAACTGGCACCGGCAATGCGCGCCATGGGGCATCAGGGGAGCCACGCCAACGCGGGCGGGCAACTGGCGGTGTGCATTACCGGCGACGTCACCCACACCCTCAAGGCCGAAGGGTTTGACGCCAGCGAGGACGGAACCGGGCGCGGGCAGCCGATTGTGGCCTCGTTCGCTTTCGCGCAGAACAGCCGAGACGAGGTGCGACTTGTTGGCGGTGACGGCGAGGTATCGGGCGCCCTGGCGGCGCAGCCGGGCATGAAGCAGACAACGTATGTGGCGCCTGGCGGCATGGCCGTGCGCCGTTTGACGCCGCGGGAGTGCGAGCGCCTGCAGGGCTTCCCCGACGATTACACACTGATCCCGTTCGGCCGCGCCGTTCGCATGGAAAAGCTCGAGCAGGACTGGATCAAGTACCTCCTGCGCGGTGGCGTGATGACATTTGACCAGGTATGCCGCGCCGCTGCAGATGGCCCGCGTTACAAGGCGCTCGGCAACAGCTGGGCGATCCCTGTAGTGCGCCGGATCGGCGCCCGCATCCACGCGGCCATTGCCGAACCGGCCAACGAACCGTGCGCCGTGGGGGTGGCCCATGCCTGACCTGTACCTGGCCAAGGCCGCCGGCGGCATCCTGGTGCCGATCGACCAGCCATCGGCTGACTATATCCAGGGCTTCGCGCTCGATGCCGGTTTCAAGGCGCACGTGCGCGAGTACAACAACCCCGCCTTCCACCGCAAGCTGATGTCGCTGTTCCAGCACGCATTCAACGTATGGGAGCCGGTCGACGTGTACTACCTGGACCAGCTGGTGCGCAAGAACTTCGACCAGTTTCGGAAAGACGTGACGATCCTGGCCGGCTACTACGATGTGTACGTCGACATCCGCGGCCGGGTACGCACGGTGGCGCGCAGCCTGAATTTCTCGACCATGGGGCACAGCGAGCGCGAAGCGCTGTTCAGCGCCGTGATAGACGTGGTGCTGACCCGAATCCTGCGGGGCTATACACGCGCCGACCTCGATAACGTGCTCGCGCAGACCATGGCATACACACGATGAGTAACGCTGACGATCTGGGCTTCGAGTCCCTGGATGAAATGATGCGCCTGACCGCGCAGGTGGATCTGACCGACGAATGGGTGACAAAGGCGTTCACTCGTTGGAGGCAGAAGGACGGCCACAAAAAAACGTTGCTGAAGCTGATGCGCGGCCAACCGGCCAAACGGAACAAGGCCGCCAACGCGGTAACTGCCGCGCCGCCGAGTACGGGCACCCGCGATCCATTCAAGATCAGGGACCGCACGGCGATCAGTTTCAGTGGCGGGCGCACGTCTGCGTACATGCTGTGGCGCGTACTGCAGGCGCATGGCGGCCAGATGCCGCCGGATGTTGTGGTTTGCTTCGCCAATACCGGGAAGGAACGAGAGGAAACGCTGGAATTCGTGCGCGACTGCGGGCTGCATTGGGGCGTCGAGATCCACTGGTTGGAATACCGCGCCGACGGGGACGGGTTCGCCGCGGTCGACTTCGACACCGCGAGCCGCAACGGCGAGCCGTTCGAGGCCATCATCCGCCAGCGGCAGTACCTGCCCAATCCAGTAACACGGTTTTGCACGGTCGAGCTGAAGATCCGCACCATGCACAAGTACTTGGCGTTGTGTGGCTGGAAGGATGATGACGACGGTTGGGATCAGATGGTCGGCATCCGTGCCGACGAGCCGGGCCGCGTCGCCAAGATCAGGGCGCGGCCGTCGACCGAAACCGTCCTCGAGACGATGACTATGCCGCTGGCCGAGGCCGGGATCACCAAAAAGGAGGTTGGAGCATTCTGGGAGCAGCAGCCGTTCAACCTGGGTCTGCGCACGCGCGACGGTACGACAGCAGAAGGAAACTGCGACCTGTGTTTCCTGAAGGGGCCGCGCAAGGTGATGACCCTCATCCGTGCGAAGCCCGACCGGGCAATCTGGTGGGCAAAGCAGGAGGCGGTGGGCCTGAGTTCCAAGCCAGGCGGCGCAGCGTTCCGCAATGACCGGCCGTCGTATCAGGCCATGTACGACTCCGCGGTAAATCAATCCGATATGTTCCCGAACACCTACGACATGAGCGCCCTGCAGGACGAGCCGGATATCGAATGCTTCTGCGGAGATTAGACATGAAAAGAACCGCCATCAAACCAGGCACCACACCCATGCAGCGCGGCACCCCCCTGCGCGCCAGTAAAACCCCGATCAACCGCGCCGGCATGGACACCCTGCGCGCGCGCCACCCGGACACGCCGGCCGTGGCGGAAACACCGACGCCGCCGGCCCCGCGCAAGGTGCCGCGCACCACGCTGCGCGCAAAGAAGATCCCGCCGAACGCCGCCGAGCGCCGCTGGATGGACGCCGTGGCCAAGCTGGGGTGCATCGTGTGCCGCCGCCAGGGCCGCGGCTACGTGCCGTGCGCCGTGCATCACATTGTGGAGGGTGGCCGGCGCCTGGGTCACATGTACACGATAGGCCTGTGCGACCCTGGCCACCACCAGAACTCGCCCGACCGCGCCGAAATCAGCCGCCACCCCCACCGCGCCCGCTTTACCGCCGCCTATGGCAGCGAGTACGCGCTGCTGGCAGCGACGCGGGAACTGATCGAGGCACAGGCGCAGCAGGGCGCGCCCGAAAGCGGCATCACGCTGATGACGGAACCAGACATGGAAGAAGCGACAGCATGACCGACCAGACAAGGGAAGCAAGCCATGCCGGGTAACAAGAAAAACCGCCGCGTCGGCAAGGACCGTCGCAGCGCCCACCAGCGCGCCGAAGACAGCAAGTGGACCCGCGCCCGGGAGATCGCCGTCAACGAGGACCGCATCCGCCGCATTACCAACGGCCTGCCACTGGGCCACCCGGAGCACGCCCACAAGATCGAACTCGTCTTCGGCGCGATCGAGGGCTACCTGACCGACATGGAGCAGACCGGCGAATCCCTGGTAACGGCGCGCGGCGAGGCGGCGGTGCGCGACCCGCTTGACCAGACCTTGATCCCGGCCGCGCAGGCATTCATCAGCCAGCACACGATGTTCACGGCCCTGGCCGAGCGCTTCGGCTGGGGACCAGTGCCAGATGGCCTGCGCCGCATGGGCGCCAAGCTCGGCGCCGACATGATGCTGTTCGCCTCCGACATGGCCGACGCCCGCACCACGCTAACCTGGATGCGCACGCACATCGTCACCATCACGCCGCACGAGTGGAGCGAAACGTATGAACACCTGGTTGCGCAAGAGGACCAGGCCGAACGCAGGGAAGCCGAACGCAGGAAGCACGCATGACCACCAAACCCTACGCCCTGCACCGTGGCGACAGCCTGGAAGTGCTGCGCACGATGGCCGATAACTCCGTCGACGCGATCGTGTGCGACCCGCCCTATGGCCTCTCGAAAGAACCCGACATGACCGAAGTGCTGCGCCACTGGCTGGCCGGCGACGACTACCACCACAAGGGCGGCGGCTTCATGGGCAAGAGCTGGGACAGCTTCGTGCCCGGTCCGGCGATCTGGCGCGAGGCGCTGCGCGTCCTGAAACCGGGCGGCCACTTGCTCGCGTTCTTCGGCACCCGCACCCAGGACATCGGCACGCTGGCCATACGCCTGGCCGGCTTCGAGATCCGCGACAGCATCGATCGCTGGTATGACGGCGCCGAGGACATGAACCTGTTCCTTGATTCGCTCGACCCCACCCAGCGCGACGCCTTCCTGCGCCTGCAGGACCAGGGCGACGCGCGCATGAGCTGGGCGTATGGCTCGGGGTTCCCGAAAAGCATGGACGTGAGCAAGGCGATCGACAAGGCGGCGGGGGTGGAGCGCGACGGTACCGGCGAGACTTTGCGCGCCGGATGCCGGGCAGCGCGTGGTGGCACCGAACTGGTAGGGAGTGTGTCTATCGAGGCGGCAAAATGGAAAGAGGTTACGGTGCCCACAACCGACGCCGCCCGCCAGTGGGCAGGCTTTGGCACGGCCCTAAAACCTGCCCATGAACCCATCTGTGTCGCCCGCAAGCCGCTGCAGGGAACTGTGGCAGCAAATGTATTGCAGTTCGGGACTGGCGCGTTGAATATCGACGCGTGCCGCGTGGAGTCGACCGGAGAAAGCCGGGAAAGAATCGGCGAGGCATCACAAGAGCGCCGCTACACCGAAGCGGGCGGCACCAACTTCGCGGCCACGCCGGGCGTTCGCGGTGGTGACCCTGCCGGCCGGTTCCCCGCAAACCTGATCCACGACGGCAGCCCCGAAGTAGTGGCCCTGTTCCCAGCCCAGGCAGGAGCCGCAGCGCCGGTCTACAAGCGCAACGGTTGCAAGTTCCGCAACAGTTACAGCACCTTCGCCGGCAACATTGACGAAGCCGGCAGCACCTTTCAAGGAGACACCGGCAGCGCGGCGCGGTTCTTCTACTGCGCCAAGGCCAGCAACGCCGACCGCAGCGAGGGCACGGAAAACCTGCCGCAGAAAACCGGCGGCATGACCAGCAACAACAGCGGCCAGCACATCACGCGCCGCGACGAGGGCTATGAAGCCAAGCCGCAAGGCAACCACCACCCAACCGTAAAACCGTGCGAACTTATGCTCTATCTGGTGCGCCTGGTAACACCCCCCGGCGGCGTGGTACTCGACCCCTACATGGGCAGCGGCACCACTGGCAAGGCCTGCATGCGCGGCGGCTTCCAGTTCATCGGCATCGACAAGGACGCCGACGAACAAGGCGACCCGCTCGGCTACCTGGACATTGCCGCCGCCCGCATCGAGCACGAACTGACCCAAGTGGCCGCCGCCGCCGAGAACGCCGCGATCGCCGCCGCCCAATTCGACCTGTTCGCCGACACCGCCGCATAACCCCATCCCGCACCATCCGACGCCGAGCATGACATGAGCCGCTACCGCAAGATTGAAGTCCGCACCTGGTCCGACGAAAGTTTTCGCGAACTGTCGCCGCTGCAGCCATCCGGCCAGGCACTCTGGTTTTATTTGCTGACCGGCCCCCAAACCGGCCCGATCCCCGGCCTGTACCGCGCCGGTCGCGCCGCGATGGCCGAGGAACTGGAATGGCCGCTGGATGCCTTCTATGACAAGTTCACCGAGCTGGAGGCGCGCAGTATGGCCAAGGCCGACTGGAAAGCGCGCCTGGTGTGGCTGCCGAACGCCATCAAGCACAACAAGCCGGAAAGCCCGAACGTGGTGCGCTCGTGGCGCACCGAGCTCGACCTGCTGCCCGAGTGCGCGCTGAAACGCGAGGCGATCGCCCACTTGCGCCAGGCGCTGGCCGACATGGGACCGTCCTACCTGCAAGCATTCGCCGAAGCATTGGGCGGCGCGGCGCCCGCGCCTGCGTCGAAGCCTTTTCTCGAAGCCTTGCCGGAAGCCTTCCCCGAAGGCTTGCCCGAATCAGGAACAGGAACAGGAACAGGAACCGTAAACACCCCACCGCCGCCCGCAGCGCCACCGGACCCCGCCGCCCCGCCCACGCCTGCAGGGGTGGGGGGGGAACTCGTGAACGCTGCGCAATTGGCCACCGTGCTGCAAGCGTTCGGCATCAACGCCGGCAGCGGCCAGCCGCAACTCGTTGCGCTGGCCGCGCAGGGCATCACCCCGGAAACCGTGAAAGCGGCCTGCGAGGAGGCCAAGCGCACCCGGCCCAAGGACTCGATCAGCATCGGCTACGTGCTGGGCGTGCTCAGGCGCTGGAAGGCCGAGGCCGACAAGCTGGATCTGGCCGGCACCGGTGCGCCAAAACCTGCGGCCGGCGCCTGGTGGGCGACCGACCACGCAATTCTGGCCAAGGGCGCCGAACTCGCACTTGCGCCGCGCGCCGGCGAGACCATGCAGGTGTTCAAAGGGCGGATCCAGGCGAAGCTCGACAACCCCGCCAGCTTGCCTCCACCTGGAAACCGTAGCGTTGCGCCGCCGCCGATCGAGCCGCGTGGGCAGAAACCGCTGGGGCTCGACCTCAAGGCGCTGGTGCGCCAGGCCGCGCCGCAAGCGGCGTGATCGCCGCACTTGCAGTCGGTTCGCGCCAATGCAACACGGAAACTCCCGTATGTGAGGACGCATTACAGCCGTGATAGAGTTTCTTCCAACCAGGAGGAAGCCCATGTTTGCCGAGCGCTATGCCAGATCGTTACAATCGTCCGACTTGCGCGACGACAGCCAGCATACGTCGACCGAAGCATTGTTCGCCGCCGCGATCGCCAGCAAGACCGGCTCCGGCCTAGGGGCTTTGCTGGCACGCGTGAAGTACGGCGACGGCACGCCGCAGGAGGCATTCGCGGCCGGGTCCAACAACCTGGCGCGCTTGCTGGCGATCTGGCTGCAGTGTGTAACCGATAAAGGCACCAGGCGTAACTGGCTGCCGGCGCGTACCGAATGGGACGCTCTGGCTCGGCAGGCGCTGTTCCGTCGCGTGGCGATGGGGTCCCTGGCCTACTGGATCGACAACCGTTGCAACGCCTGCCACGGCGCCGGCCAGCTGCCGAACCGCCGCCTGTGCGGGGGGTGCAAGGGCAACGGCCGGGCCGAACTGTCCACTACCATTCCCCGCCTTGAGCGCGAGCTGATCGCGGACATGGTGAGCGAACTCGAAGGCATGGTGCAGGCGCACAACGACCGCGCCAGCCGCATCATGCGCAGGCGCGCGGGCTGACTATTCAGCCGGGTGAGCGGTGGCCAGCGGCACATCGGGCGGCACCGCGAGTGGACCGGCAACGGCTGGCCATGCCGATTCCTCGCCTTGGGTCATCATGGCGGCGACAAATACCGGCAGGGTGAGTGCGACAGCCGCGGCCTCCTCGAAGCTCGAGAGGAAGCGCCCACCACTGTCACCCGAACGATAGAATAGGCAATTGATCTCGTACGTTTCGCCATGCTGGGGGGTGATCTCCCGCGACGGCGAAAAACCACCGTCCCCATGCTTCGCATGCCTGGTGATCTTCGCCATCTGCCCCGGCCCGAGACAGGTAGTCCAGTCGGTGCTGCTGGGACGTTCCGTGACATACCAGGTTCGGCCAACGTGCTCGACCGTCTTCCATTGGAAAGACTCAGCCGCCGCCGCCGCCGCTTCGAGACTGTCGTGCGTGCTGCTAGATTCGATCAAGCAGCGCTCGTACGGCCGGGCCTGCATGTGAAGCCGAAAACCACCCTCCCGTACCGCGTGGACCGCAGCATTGCCGCCCGCCGCCCTGCGCGACAGGTACGGCGGCTCGTCGCCCGTATGCCACTGGTGAAATGTCCACTCCGCGCCATTGACCAGCACCGGGGCATATTCATGCGAGCGCGTTGCGCCAAGCGCCACCAGCACCTGCGCCGACGTTTTCCCGTCTTTCTGGGTTTCCATGTGTTACCTCCAATTGTTGTGAAACCGAACGATCACAAACGAGCGTGAATTGCCACCCGCAAAACAGTTGCGTATCATTGCCGAAATCCAACCGTAGGACAATCGTGCCGCCAGCCAGCGGAACGGGTGCCCGGCAAGACCGGCGCCCTACAGTCTTTTCCCCAGCGTACTTCCTGCTCGCGCGGGTCCGGTCGGGAAAACAGTCACCTACCCCGTCCTCCCTTGTTCGGCTCCCGCTCGCCCTACGATTCCTCGGCTTGCCCGCCAGCTGGCGAGGTCATTTCCTCCGGGCCGCGCCACAGTGAACCATCGTCCACATCGCGCACCGTAACTACCTCGGTTTCCTCGTCATACTCCACGACGCGCCCGGTCCCGAATGAACCCGCAGCGGTTTGGAACTCCACCAGATCATTGGGCTTCATTGCTCACCCCTCGCTTTCTTGACCGCCAGCCGCAAGCCGGCACTCAGCTCGCCGCCGCCCATGGCCAAGGCGCCCACCAGCGTGGCGTCATCCAGGTAGACGTTGTGGCGCGCACCGCCCGTCAGCCTGCGCTTTGCCCCCCGCGGCGCCCGCGTGGCGAGACGCTCCCGCACTTCATCCTGCGTCTCCCATTCGCCGCCAGGCTTGCCACGCGCAACATACGCATCGGGCAATACCGGCCGGTTCGCTTCGGCAGTGCGCGCGCTGCGGTGGGTGCTTAACACCTTGCCCGGCGCGGCACTGCCGGTTACGGCGATGATGACTGCGTACTTTGGCATGCGATCACCTTGTGGATATCAATGGGGCTCCATTGCGAACTGCATACCAAAAACGCAGCCGTCAGGATCACCGTAATGGACAGGAATGCTGAGGGGCCTGCCCTGATCATGGTGAGAACGAAGAAGCAACCACACATGCCCAGAAAGTACAGAATGTAAACTATGTCAACCATAAATTTCCCGAAAGGTGAGGTTATGGGTAGCAGGGGCCACTGACCGCATACAGCACGCCGCTGTCGCAGGTGGATTCAAACATCAGGTCTTCGCGCGGATACATCGCCGGCACCTCGGCCAGCGCGGTCTCGCGGCAGTACTCAAACGTCGCGCCCTCGCAGCACGCGACTTCGGCATCGCAATACAGAACGGTGTAGGTGTAGTGCGGCATGGTGGACCTCCTACTGACAAAGCCCGCTCTTGGCGGGCTTGTCTCGGGGTGTGGCGGCGCGCTATCAGCTGGCTGCGCCCCTTGTATAGCCTGTCATTTCGCGGATGATGGCCAGAGCAACCGGGATCGGCTTGCCCGCCCTGGAAAAGCAGTCGGCCGCCAACTCGCCAAGGCGGAGTTTGACGGGATCGAGGAGCAGTGAATCCGGTCCGGCAAAGCCGGCCTTGATCACTCCGCCCTGCATCATTTCCCGCACGGCGGCGCCAAGCAGTTCATCGACCTCGTAGGTGTACACGCCGGGGAAGCCGCCGATGACGAATTCCGGGCACAGTGCGATCCTGCTCGCCAGCGCAGCCGACAGTGCCGCCAGTTGTCCGACTTCGCAGTACAGATCACTGGCGCCCCAGCCGTTCTGCTCGGCCCAATCGTAGACAGCGTTGTGATCGACACCCAAGCCCATACCAGCGGCAATAGCAACAGCGGATGTCAGTGCTTCCGAATCGTTGTGCATGTTTTCTCCTCGGTTTATCAGGTTGGCGCCCACCGTAGCGGGCGCGGGTTGGTGTTTAGTCTTGGCCGCGCATGTCGGCGCTGTAATCGCGGACTGCTTCGGACAGACACCAGCCGTTCAGTTCCAGATAACCTTGCGCGGTGTTCCGATTCCCGTTTTCGGTGCGTTTCACGAATTCTGCGATCTGTTCGGTTTGGTAGCTGTCCATGACCCTGCCCTTTCAGTATTCGCCGCGCCCTGTGCGCCGCCTACACACCATTCTATACACACCTAATCGCTTGCCTTTGACCGGGCGCAAGGCCAGCGTAAACACACACGCAGGCCGGAAAGCACCGCCATGACCGACACCCCGAAGCGCGCCCCCATCGATTGGGAAATGGTGGAGCTTGAATACCGCGCCAACATCAAGTCCCTGAAGGTGATCGGCGCCGAATACGGCGTCTCCGACGCGGGCATCATCAAGCGAGCCAAGGCCAAAGGCTGGACCCGCGACTTGGGGGCCAAGATCCGCGCCAAGGCCGAAGCGAAAGTTAGTGCCAGCGCGGTTAGTGCCGAGGTTAGCGCCCAAACCCACGCTAACCAGCAGCAGGTCATCGAGGCCAACGCGACCCTGCAGAGCGGCATCATCCTGGCGCACCGCTCGGATATCCAGCGCTCCCGCAAGCTGACCATGTCGCTGTTGGCTGAGTTGGAACACCAGGTCGATCACGTCGAGCTGTACGAGCAGCTGGGCGAACTACTGGCACAACCAGACGAGAAGGGCCAGGACAAGCGCCTGGAACTGTTCAACAAGGCGATGAGCCTGTCGAGCCGCACCGGCACGATGAAGGGCTTGGCGGACTCGCTCAAGACCCTGATCGCGCTGGAGCGCCAGGCCTTCGGCGTGGACGAACGCGAGGCGACCGGCGACGGCGGCATCGAGTCCGTCATCAAGCGTGTGATGCAACGACAGGGGGAATGATGCTGAACTGGATCAAAGACCAATGGCGTGAAGCTGGCAACCGCAACGAGGAACTGGCGACGGTGCGCGGGATGCTCAAGGCCAGCGAGGCGAAGAACGCGCGTCTGGCCGAACACCTGGCCGTGCTGGATCGCCGCATCGCCGATATGGAGCATTTCCTGCACCAGTCGGTCATCCTGCGCAAGGTATAAACAACAAGGCCCGCGCGAGGCGGGCCGGTAGGTAAGCAGACAAACGCTATCGCTGCGGCGCTCCTGGAATGGGGCGCTTCGGTGACAGCTCGCCACGCGTGCATTTCAGGTAGATCGTATTGCGCAGATCCTGCGGTGCCTCGTTCGACGCGTAGACGGCCGGAATGACACGCTCCACCAGCGCGTTCTGGTTGCGCGCTTGTTCGGTGTCCTCGCGGTACTGCGCGCGCAGGCTGCTCGCTACCGAGACTTGCGGGATGCCGGCAGCTTTGGCGTCGGCGATCTCGCTGGCCAGCTCCGCCAGCCCCTTACACTGGTCAGCCGCACTTGCTGCGCCGATGGTCATGGTCAGGGCGGCGCATATCAGGATGGTTCGCATGGTGTTCTCCAGGTGAGCGCCCACCGAAGCGGGCGCGGGTTGGTATCACAGGCCGCAAAACACCGCGAGCTCTGGGCCACTACTGCCGCCGCCCGGGTAGGTTTGAAGCGGGCCGTAAGCGCGGCGAAACGCCTGCGTTTCCTCGCAACAGAACTCGAAGAATTCATCATCCAATTCCGCGATGAGGTGCTGCTGCCCAACAATGAAGCCGCCATTCCTGCGCGCGGCGATACGTTGCGAGGGGGATTGTATCCACTTCATTTGCTTGCTCCTTTTGCGTATGCCGCGCCCAACGCGCAGCCCATACACAGATCATATACACACCTGATTACCTGCCTTTGATGCTACTCATTGCGCCGACAGCTTTCGTTCGCCGCGCCAGTCACCTGGTTGCGCGCCGAGTTGGCGGGAGTATTCGCGCCCATGGCTGACGCAAAAGCACTCGACGCGACGTTGTCGATCCTGATGGACGACATCCCGCTCCACTGCGAAACCTGCATGTATGTCCTGGACAAGGACGGCCGCAAGGTGCCGCTGCGGCTCAATCGCGCGCAGCGCTACATCCACCAGCGCGTCGAGGAACAGAAGAAGCGCACCGGCAAGGTCCGCGCGATCATCCTGAAGGGCCGGCAGCAGGGCGCATCGACCTACATTGGCGCGCGCTTCTACTGCATCGCCAGCACGCATTTTGGCCGCACCGCCATGATCGTCGCGCACGAACAAAAGGCCACCGACAACCTGTTCAAGATGGTCAAGCGCTTCCACGAGCACAACCCGCTCGCGCCGTCGACCAGTGCGACCAACGCGAAAGAACTGGTGTTCAACGTCCTGGACGGCGGCTACAAGCTGGCCACGGCCGGCAGCAAGGATGTCGGGCGCGGCAACACGGCGCAGCTCGGGCACCTGTCGGAGTTCGCGTTCTGGGACTCGGCCGAGATGCACCTGGCGGGCCTGGGCAACGCGATCAGCGAGAACGTCGGCACCGAGATCGTCATCGAGTCCACCGCCAATGGCGTGGGCAACAAATTCCACCAGCTCTGGCAGGACGCCGAGGCAGGCATTGGCGAGTTCATCGCCATTTTTGTACCCTGGTTCTGGCAGGACGAGTACCGCGCTACTGTGCCGCCGGGCTTCACGCTCTCAAGCGCCGACCAGCAGTATGCGGATACCTACGGCCTCGACCACGCGCAAATGGCCTGGCGCGCGAACAAGATCCAGACCTACGGCCAGGGTTTCGAGTGGCTGTTCGACCAGGAGTACCCCAGCACCCCGGCACTGGCTTTCAGGAGCGCGACCAGCGACCCGCTGATCTCCCCCACCAGCGTGATGGCGGCGGTGAACAGCGAGTACCGCGAACGCTCCGGCGCCTTCATCATCGCCTGCGACCCGGCCGAATATGGCGACGACCGCACCTCGATCGTATTCAGGCACGGCCGCACCGCCTACCGCATCGAGTACCACAACAAGAAGGGCACCATGGAAACGGCTGGCATGCTGGCCGAGTACTGGCGCACCTACCAGCCGGACGCGCTGTTCGTGGACAAGATCGGGATCGGGTCCGGCATCGTGGACCGGCTGAAGGAACTGAATGTGCCGGTGATCGGCATTAACTCCGCAACGCGCCCGGCCGACCCGGAACGGTTCTACAACCGCAGGGCTGAAATGTGGTATCGGATGAAGGAATGGATCGAGGACAGCCCGAACCGCCTGCCGAACGACGCGGCCCTGATCGCCGACCTGTCGGCACCCAGCTACAAGTACCACTCCAATGGCAGCCGCCTGATCGAGTCGAAAGACGACATGCGCAAGCGCCAGGTGCGCTCGCCGGATGGCGCCGACGCCCTCGCACTCACCTTCGCCGAGCCGGTCGTGCCGCGCGCTTTGCGCGACGAGATGGGCATGACCTCGACCCGCGCCGCGCCGAGCAGCGCCGGCTATTAACCTCTACCCGCACACCCCATGACCCAAGACGACCAGGCGCTCCAGGCGGAGCAGGAATACGCGCGCGCCGCCGCCGCAGGCATGGAGCGCGACGACGATTGCGCCTATACGCCGGCCGACGCGCTGGGCAACCTGCTCCTGGCGGAGTTCACCCAGGCCGAGAACGCGCGCCGCGATACCGAAGAACGCTGGCTGCGCGACCTGCGCCAGTACCGCGGCATCTACGACCCTGACGTACTGGCCGCGATCGGCGCGGCGCGCTCGAAGGCCTTCGTGCGCGCCACCCGCGTGAAAGTCAAAACGGTGGACGCCCGCGTGGCCGACTTGCTGTTCCCGACCGGGAGCGAACGCACCTGGACCGCCGAGCCGACACCGGCGCCTAGCCTTGACCGGCAAACCAAGGGCCAGATCGTGCAGGTGCTGCAGCAGGCGCTGCAACGCCAGCCGACGCCGCAGGAAGTGGACACCGGCGTGCGCAAGGTGGCCGAGCAGGCGGCAAAGAAGATGGTGCAGGTGATTGACGACCAGCTGGCGGAAGCCGACTACGCCAGCGTAGCGCGGCGCGTGCTGCACTCTGGCCACCTGTACGGCACCGGGATCCTGAAAGCGCCGCTGGTCGAACGCAAGACCCGCTCGAAATTCATCGTCCAGCATGGCAAGTGGGTGATGAAGACGGAGTCGTATGTCGTGCCGTTCGTCGACCAGGTGCCGGTGTGGCGGTGGTATCCCGACATGGCCGCGACCTGCCTCGATGAATGCCGCTTCGTCTTCGAGCTGCACCTGATGACGCGCGCCAAGCTGGCTAGCCTCGCGCGCAAGAAGTCGTTCAAGGGCAAGCTGATCCGCGACTACATCCTGGCCAACCCCAAGGGCGCGCAAACGCCGCGCTACTTCGACACCGAAATCCGCGCGATCGGCGAGCGTACCGGCGCGAACCAGAAGGACGACGGCAATTACGAGATCCTTGAACGCTGGGGCTGGCTCGATGGCGACGTGCTGGCCGCCGCCGGCGTCGACGTGCCGCCCGCGCGCATGCACGAGACCTTCTTTAGTAACGTCTGGCTCCTGCCAAACGGCGAAGTCATCAAGGTGGCCCTGCAGCCGATCAACGGCGTGACCTGGCCCTACCACATCTACTATGTGGACAAGGATGAAACGTCGATCTTCGCGGACGGCTTCGCTTCGATCATGCGCGACGACCAGACCATGATCAACGCCGCCACCCGGATGGTCCTGGACAACGGCGCTCTCACTGCTGGCCCGCAATTCGAGGTCAACATGGCCTTGCTCGCGCCGAGCGAGCGCGCCGAGGACATGCACCCGTTCAAAATCTGGGCGAGGAACGGGCAGGACCCGGCCAGCCCGGCCGTGCGGGTGCTGACGGTGCCCAATGGCCTGGAATACCTGATGCCCGTTGTCGAAATGTTCAAACGCAACAGCGACGACGTGACCGCGATCCCGCGCTACATGCAGGGTGAAAACGCGACCCAGGGCGCGGCCGGCACCGCCTCGGGCATGTCGATGCTGATGGCCTCCGCCAGCATCGTGATGAAGGACCTGCTGACCAACTACGACAGCGTGACGCGCACCTTCATCGAGAGTTTGTACAAATGGAACATGCAGTTCAATCCCGACGACAGCGTGAAAGGCGACTTCAACGTCAAGGCGCGCGGCGCGGCCTCCCTGATGGCCAAGGAGCTGCGCGCCCAGCAGCTCGACAACTTCGCCACCACCCTGACCCCGGAAGACGCGCCCTACCTCAAGCGCGAAGAGTTGTTGCGCCAGAGGGCCGAGGCGCATGACCTGTCCTCGATCATCAAGACCGAGGAAGAAGTAGCGGCCGAACAGGACACCGACCAGGCCAAGGCCGCCGCCGCCATGGCGCAGCAGATGCAGCAGCTGCAGATGGAGAGCGCGCAGCTGACCGTCAAGAAAACCGAGGCCGAGGTGGCGCGCCTGGCGGCCGACGTGGAGCGGCTGCAGGCGATCGCCACCAAGACCAACGTGGACGCGGCCTATGCCGGCATGCAGGCCGGCGGCGTGGCGGCGCAAAGCGCCGACGTTGCAGTAGCCGGCGACGCCGTGCTGCGCTCGGCCGGCTACATCGACCACACCCCGCAGGATGCACCGGCGTCCGGACCTACCCCCACCGGCGTGCCGATCGGCGCGCCCGGTCAGCCGGTGACGCCAACGCCACCCGCGCCGCAGCCACCGGTCCCCGGCCGCGACCCGCAAGGCGGCACGGTAGGCGCCGGCGTGGGCGAGCAGCAGGGCATCGAAACCGCACAGATGGACGGAGTACCGCAGCCATGAATATCCGCACCAAACGCATCAGCAACAGCAAACAGCGCCGCGACTTCGGCACCATCTACTCGATGCGCCGCACGGTCGGTGCCGATTGCCTGGGCTACGACGTCGCCGTGACGGAGCAGGAAACCGAACACCGCGACCACGTCGCCTGGAAGCTCAAACGCGCCCGCCACGAGCTGGCCGACGCCGTCAAGCTGGCCAAGTCGCTGGCCCGGGTGCGCGATGCGCGATAGCGAACAGCTGCGCGCGGCGATTGCCCTTGAAACGGCGGAATTGCAGATGCTGCGCGCCACGCTACCCATGAAGCAGTTGATTACCGTGATCGATGTAGTGGTCGACGCGCACCTGGCTGACCTGGCGAGCATCGACCCCGAGCGCCTGCGCTTCAAGCAGGGCGCGATCCGCCAGCTGCAAGCCTTGCGCGCGGTTTTGTTGGACGATAACCCGCACCTCTCGCCGAAGGCCTGACATGACCCCCGCCAACCCCAACACGCGGATCCGCGCGACCGCCGCTACCCGGCACCGCGACGCCAGGCTGCGCATGATCCTAGGCGCGCTGCGCGACGGCCCGATGCGGCGCGACGCCCTGCGCGACCTGCTCGGCGTCAGCCGATCGGGGATCAACAGGTACCTGGCCATCCTGCGCGCGGCCGAAGTGATCGAGGTAGAACGCGACCTGTGGCCGACCTGCACTTCGCCCGGGCACCTGGTCTTTCGCCTGATTGCCAACGGGGAGCGGGTGGACGACTACCTGCGCGTGATCGCGCTGCCGCCGCCCCCACCGCCGCAGCCAAGCTGCATCGTTCCACCGGACGACCCGGCCTGTCGCATCCACCGCCTCCCGGACGACAGCCGCTGGCCGCTCCTATCGAGCAAGGGCCGGTTCCCGGCACCGGACCCGGTGCTGGCCGCCTTTTACGGCATGGCGTAGCGCACCACGGAACCCAAGCACCGAACCCGCTGAACGCGGGTTTTTTCATCTACCCGCGTTTAACCCTACCAGGAGCTACCCAATGCAAGTAACCAAGGACGACCAGGACGCGAGCGCCGCCGACTACGCGGACGAGTTCGGCCAGCCCGACAAGCAACCGACCCAGATGAGCGAAGAGGAAGCCTTCGGCCTGAGCGAGCCGGCAGCCGAGGCAACGGCCACCACCGAAGCGCCGGACGGGGGCGCCACCGAAGACGCGCCGCACGGCGAACAACCGACCGGCGGCGATGAGGCAGGGGCGCAAGCGCCCGCCGAGGCAGGCGCCGACGCCGCCGCGGCGCCGGTCGACCAGGAGCAGCGCCTGAAATCCTGGGAAGGGCGCCTGAAAGCCCGCCAGGCCGAGCTGGACGCGCGCGAGGCCGCGATGACCACCTCCAACGCCAACGAGGAACAGGCCAGCATGCCGCTGGACGACGAGGCCGGAGCAGGCGAGGGGGCAGCCGAGGGCGCCGCCGAGGGTGAGGGCGATGCCGGCGCGGATGCGGACGCCGGTGCAGGTGCTGGCACCGACCCGGCCGCCGTGCTGGCCGAGGACTTCGGCGCCGACTTCGTGACCCAACTCAAGGAGTTGATCAAGCAGGTGGCCGGCGAATCGATCGGCGGCGTCAGCGCGACCGTCGACCAGGTGATCGCGGACCTCCAGAACGAGCGCCTGCAAAACCACTTCAGCAAGATTGCCGAGACCCACGCCGACTTCATGGACGTCGTTGAATCGCCCGAATTCTCGGCCTGGAAGGCGGCCCAGGCCGACCAGGAACAGCTGCAGGCGACCATCGACGGCGGCAGCGCGCGCCAGATTGTCGACATGCTGACGCGATTCAAGGCGGCCGGGAATGCCGGCAGCGCCGCTGGCGACGACACCGAGGATGCGCTGGATGCGGCTGAAGGCGTGCGCTCGTCGGGCCTGTCGCTGCCGTCCGAGCCGACCGCCAGCGACGACTTCGCCAAAGCCTGGAACGAGGCATGAGCATGGACACCATCGCCAACGCACTGCAAGCGCAGCCGCTCACGCTCGAGGCGATCGGCGCCGACGTCGCGCGCGAGCACTACGTGACCGCCGCCGGCGATACGCCAGGCGTCACGCAGACCTTTTGCATCCTGACCCTGCACAACGGCATCCTGGCCATCGGGCGCAGCACCTGCCATGACAAGGCGCTGTACGACGAGGACGACGAGGGCCTGATAGCCCGCGACGACGCCGCCCGCAAGATATGGCCGCTGATGGTCCATGCGCTGACCGAGCTCCTTGCGCGCGCGCCGGCCACGGTCGTCACCAGGACCTACTGCGACGGCAGCACCTTCACCGGGCGCCCACCCTTGCCCGATACGCCGCCGCCAGCCGACGCGTAACCGACAGATTCAACCCTAGCACGCTGCTGTTCGCGCCTGAACAGACCCCAAGCCAACGCACCCGCCGCAAAAGCGGCACGGCCAGCGACACGCCACAAGGCGCCGCCAGCCATGCCGCCGCACGCGCGCACCCGTTGATAGCACGCATCGCAGGACAGGCTTAGCCCCCTACGAGCGTTCGCAAATCGCTGACCCATCACCCCATCGATTTACCGTTCACTCAAAGGAACTACCACCATGGCAGCAACCAACTACGGCGACATCTCGCCACGGACCGCGGCCTACGCGGAAAAGCAGCTCCTGACCCGCGCCATCCCATTCATGGTGCTGGAAAAATTCGGCCAGTCGAAGGCGCTGCCGTCGAACTCCAGCAAGACCATCGTGTTCCGGCGCTACAACGCGCTCGACACGACCCCGACCGCCCTGGTCGAAGGCGTGACGCCCGGCGCCCAGCAACTGACGGCGACCGACGTGCCCTGCCTGCTGACCCAATACGGCGGCCTGATCCAGATCAGCGACATCGTGATGGACACGCACGAGGACAACGTCCTGAACGAGGCGATCGAGCTGCTGGGCGAGCAGGCAGCGCAGATGGTCGAGCGCATGCGCTTCGGCATCCTGCGCGCCGGCACCAACGTCGTCTACGCGAACGGCGCCAGCCGCAGCGCTGTCAACACGCCGATCACCCTGGCCGCCCAGCGCCGCATTACCAAGGCCCTGAAACGCCAGAACGCCGAGCAGATCACCAAGGTGGTCAAGAGCACCGCCGCCTACGGCACCGAGCCGGTGGCCAAGGCCTTCATCGGCCTGATCCACCCGGACCAGGAATCGGACATCCGCAACATGCTGGGCGCCGATGGCAAATCGGTGTTCGTGCCGGTCGAGAAGTACGGCAGCCTGACCCCGTATGAAAACGAGATCGGCAAGGTCGAGGACGTGCGCTACCTGTCGTCCACGATCTTCGCGCCGTTCCTGAGCGTCGGCGGCGCCAAGGGCTTGATGACCTCCACGGACGGCACCAACGCGGACGTCTACACCACGCTGTTCGTGGCGCAGAACGCCTACGGCATCGTCGCCCTGAAAGGGATGTTTGCGTTGACCCCGATGGTCGTCAACCCGAAACCGTCGAGCGCCGACCCGCTGGCCCAGCGCGGTTTTATTGGCTTTAAGACAATGCAAAGCGCAGTCATCCTCAACGACAGCTGGATGGTGCGCGGGGAATTTGCCGTAACGGCGTAAGCCCCCTCCGGCCAGCACGTGGCGGCGCGCCGTGGTGCGCCGCTCGTTTGACGCAACCCATCAAGGACCACCATGACCACACTCAAAGACAGCAACTCGAGCATCACCCGCAGGCTGGAAGGCTACCGCAACCTGAGCGCGGCAGCGCTGGCGATCAACGCCGGCGGCGCCGCCACCTTCAAGACCACCGGCGCCTATGCCTACCTGGTCGACGGCGTCTTCAAGGCGAAGGCGGCGCTCGCGGCCCAGGCCTTCAGCGCCGGCCATGCAATCCAGCCGGTCGGCCAGACCCTGTACTACACGGTAGGCCTGGACGCGGCCGGCACGGTGTCGACTTACCAGGGCACGGCACCGTCGAACAACCAGATCGCCGAGGCCCTGGCCAACGGCCAGCCGGCGTCCAGCGTGGCGAGCAACATCGCTGACGTGCCGGTCAACGTCACTGCGGTCGGCCTGATCAAGGTCGCCACCACCAGTGCCGCCTTCACCCCGGGCACGACCGCGCTCGACGCGGCCGGCGTCACGAGCACGTTCTACGACGTGTCCGTGCTGCCGTCCGTCGCGCCGTAAGCGCGGCCACCCGCCCACAACCCGCTGCGGCGGGTTTTTTTGCGACCAACTTCAGGAGTCCACCATGGCCAAGGCCAACGAATCCAGCGTTACCACGATCGACGACGCACCGAAACATGTCGACATCCCGGCGGCCGTTGTCCTGCGCGGCAGCGACGAGGGCGACAACCTCTCGGGCGAACGCGTCGAGCTGACCATCCACCCGGGCGAAGGCGAGAATGGGCGCGACCCGGTGTTCATCGGCTTGAACGGCACCGGCTACCAGATCCCACGCGGCATCCCGGTCAACGTGCCGGCCGAGCTGGTGGGCATCCTGAACGATGCCAAGCCGCTGATCTACGAGGCCGCCGGCGCCGCCGTCCGCGCGCGCGAGGTGCAGCGCTTCTCGTACAACTCGCGCGCCGTGGCTTGAGCGATGGCCCACCTGTCCGACTTCATGCCGCAGGTGCTGCCGCTGGTGCCAGGCTGCCCGGCGCCGGTGGCTGAAATGACGCTGCGCGGCGTGCTCCTCGACTTTTGCAGCTATGCGCCGGTGGTCCAGGAAGTGCTGGACCCGATCAACGTCGTCGCCGGGCAGGCGGAGTACGACATCGACCTCCTGTATGGCGTCAACGTCACGTTGATCCTGGAGGCCTATTACCAGAACCAGCGCATGCAGGTGCTGCGCCGCGACGATGACGCGCGCGAGGGCGGCCACGCCCCGTTCGCGCTGCGCCAGTCGGCCGGCAACACCTTTACCTTGTACCCGACTCCCGCCGAGAGCGTCGACGGCGCGATAGTAATGCGCGTGGCGACCCGACCTGGCACGGCGGCGAGCACGGTAGCCGACATCCTGCTGTCCGACTACGGCTACGAGATCGGCGCCGGCACGGCCGCGCGCCTGATGCTGATGCCGGGGCAACTGTACTCGCGGCCGGAACTGGCCCCGACCTACCAGACGATCTACGTCATGGCGCGCACCAACGCCCGCATCCGCGCCGAAGCCGGC